GCCGATATGATGGCGCGCACCCAGAAAGGCTGGGGCGCGTCCAGGGCAAACTATGCCGCCCAGCTTATTGCAGAGCGTCTGACAGGTGTTGCGGAATCTGGATTCACAAGCGCAGCGATGCAGCATGGCATAGACACAGAAGCAGCCGCTAGAGCCGCCTACGGCTTCATGCAGGACGTTGAGGTTGTCGAAGCCCCATTCGTTCTGCATCCACGCCTGGCATGGTCTGGTGCGTCTCCTGATGGCTTTGTGGGCGATGATGGGCTGGTCGAGATCAAATGCCCCAATACCGCAACGCACATCACCACACTGCGCGGCGGCGAGATCCCCGACAAATACATCAAGCAGATGCAATGGCAGATGGCTTGCACCGAAAAAGATTGGTGCGACTTCGTTAGCTTCGATCCGCGAATGCCGGTTGAAATGCAATTGCACATTCAGCGGGTTGATCGGGACAATGACTTGATCGCGGAGATCGAAAGCGCCGCGATTGGATTCCTTGATGAGATTGCGGCAACCGTCGCAGAACTAGAAACCATTTATAGAAAGGCAGTATAATGACAGTTATCACAACCATCGTCGGCAATGTCGGCAAGGACGCGGTTTATAAGGAAGGGCAAAGCGGGAAAGGCTTTGTCAGTTTCTCGGTTGGCGCATCAGTGGGCTGGGGCGATAAGAAGGAAACGCTCTGGTTCGATGTGACGAAATGGAACTCTAGCCCCAAGCTGGCAGAGATGGTTCTAAAGGGAACCAAAATCACCGTGATAGGTGAATTGTCCACCCGTGAGCATAACGGCAAGACTTACCTGCAAATCAATGCACAGACTGTCGATCCGCAAAGCCGATCAGGTGCTGGCAGTGACACTGGCTTAAATGTGCGTGCGGCTGCTGTTGCTGGCGATATGGATTTAGACGATGACGTTCCGTTCGTCAGTGCAACACCCAATCTTGAAATGGAGATTTTCTAATGAACGTAGCAGCAGACCAACTCCGCCTATATCTGGAGCGGATCGAGCGTCTTGAAGAAGAAAAGCGCGAATTGTTGATAGACATTAATAGCGTTTATTCCGAAGCCAAATCAAATGGCTTTGATGTAAAGATTATGCGCCAGATCGTAAAGCTGCGCCGTATGGAAACCCATGTCCGCCAGGAATGGGAAGCCGTTCTCGAAACCTATAAAGACGCACTGGGTCTTTAAGATGGGCTTTCCCGTCAATCATAAGCGCATGAAGGCAAAGCAATCCGCACCAGCAACCGCAAAAGAACGGGCGCATATGGAGCGGGTTGCGGCCCTTCCCTGTCTTGTGTGCGGCGGGAATTCCACTGTGCATCATGTCACAGGATCGGCATACGTTATGGGGCGATTGCCGCGCAGCCACCAGCTAGTCGTGCCATTATGCCCAACGCATCATCAAATCCAGCATGGGCCGAAGGAAAGCGTTGAGGCATTAAATCATCGCGGCTTTTATAAAATGCACGGAATTGATCTGCTGGCCGAAGCTGAATTTTTGCGCCTGGAAAGCATTAACGAGGGTATTTTATGACAAAGCGCACGATCAAGCTGGTATCGAAGGCGCACCGAGATCGAGCCGCCAGCCTTATCTATCAGGCTCCGCAAGGCTATGTCATGACGATAGGCGAAGAAACCCGCACGCAAGAACAGAATCGCCTTATGTGGCCCCTGATCGCAGACATACAGGCGCAGGTTCCAGAGACAGCCACATTCTCAGCCGATGATATGAAATTACGCTTTCTGCACGCACTGGGGCAGGAGATGCGCTTTCTGCCGGAACTGGAGGGTGCTGGAATGTTTCCAGTGGGCCAGCGATCCAGCACGCTGTCGAAGTCGCAGTTCACTGGGCTGATCGAGCTTCTATTCCAATATGGCGCGAAACATAGCGTGCGCTGGTCGGACAAATCTCAGCGAACGATTGAAAGCATAAAATGAAATTAAAGGTATTGGACCTTTTTTCTGGCATAGGAGGATTTAGTCTTGGCCTCGAACGAACAGGCGGATTTGAAACCGTCGCCTTCTGTGAAATTGAAGATTTCCCCCGCCGAGTGCTTGCAAAGCATTGGCCCAGCGTCCCATGCTACCGAGACGTGCGCGAACTTACCGCAGAGCGACTTTCTGCCGATGGAATTGCCGTTGACGTTATTACAGGCGGATTCCCCTGCCAAGACATTAGCGTTGCAGGAAAAGGTCTGGGGCTGGCCGGCGAACGAAGTGGATTATTCTTTGAAGTCGCCCGTCTTATTGGCGAATTACGACCTTCAATCGTCATCCTGGAAAACGTCGGAGCGTTGCTTTGTAGAGGAATGGATGCCGTTCTTGGGACGCTGGCCTCGGTCGGGTATGATGCGGAATGGCACTGCATACCAGCTTCACACGTTGGCTTGCCTCACACTCGCGACCGGGTGTGGATTATTGCCTACCCTAGGGAAGAACGAACCGAAGGGCGCTGGCAAGAAGCGTTTTCGAGGCTCTACAGAATTTCGTGGAGCGAAAATGTCCGAAGGGCTTCGGAATGGGCCAGAAGATCCGATCTATCTGCATCCGGGCTTTGCAGAGGAAGTGATGGGATTCCCAATCGGATGGACAGAACTTCAGCCCTCGGAAACGCCGTAGTCCCGCATATTCCAGAACTTATCGGAAACGCAATTCTGTCCGCGATTGACCTGAATGTAAAATAATTATTTTGTGCGAAATATTCTCTTGCAATATGTGTGAAGGTAATTATTCTGACCACATCAACCACAAACGGAGAACGCAAATGCCATTTGAAGCCTTTATCTTACTAGCCATCATCATGATCATGCTGCCCGTCGCTTATGACGAACTTTTCAAGGGAGGCAAATAATGCTCGCTGCTGAATTCACCAAAGGCCGCAAATCTGGTGCGGATACGCTCGACATTACGCGGATCGTCAATGGTCAGCGCACATATCTCGAAAGCTATGAAGTTTTGGGCAAACGCGAAGCCCGTAAAGTCGCGCAATCATTGGGCGCTACGCCTTGGAATTTTTAAGGATCAATCATGAAAAAAGAATATGTCACCGTCAGAATGTCCAGCGATCTTCGCGCTAAAATTACCGAGATGGCGAAGGCGGATATGCGTTCAGTGAGCGCCCAGATCCACATCATGCTTGAACGGGCCGTGCAGGAAAAAAGCAATGGTTGATCAAACTCAAGAGCTTGAAATCCTCCAAAAGGCCGCAGTGGCATTTGAAGAGCTTGATCGTGTCACTGCACGCAAACGCCAGCTTGATGAGGATATTCGCAGTCTCTGCCGTCAATTTGACATTGCAGGACGTGTCTGGGGTTTCCAGCCGCACAATTTACGCCGCGCTTGTGAGGCACGCGGTATTATAGACATAGCAGCATGAGAGGAAATGCAATGCGTAAGTTTACAACCTTATTAACTGCCTGCGCCCTTCTGTGGCCATCAGCAGCATATTCGCAAACCCTGTCCGACACCTGGACGTATATTTCAACAACCGACAAGGGGACGGATATTTACGCCCTAAGCGCCGATCTGTTGAAAGGCCGATCATACCATACCAACGCGCCGGTATGGGTGAAGATGGATAATGGCGACGATTATAAAACCGTGTCAGGCTCTAGAACGTTGTATTCCGTCAATTGCGTGGCGCGCACCTATTATTCCATCCAAACGACCTTTTATTTTCGAGATGGCACGCAGGAAACAGAGCGAAAGATTGGGACGAAAACTGCGATAATTCCAGAAAGCAATATGGAAACTATTGCTGAAGTTCTTTGCAGCGATGTTAGCAGTGTTCGCAATCCTCCGACCGTCCGCACTGTTCCCAATGATGAAACGTGATTCGCCAAGCAGCACTGGAGAAGCAACCATGACTGATGAAGAACTGGTTAAGTGGCTCCGAAACGAGCATCGCAAATATGTGGCGGGGACAACTGTAACCACAACAGGATATTCACAAGCCGCCGACCGCATCGAAGCCCTCACCTCCGCGCTGGTAAAAATCCGCGAACACAACAATACCTATGGCGGATCGTCTTACGTCTTGCGGATTATTGAAGAAGCACTGGAGAAGCAACCATGACTACAGAAACACCACCTGATGAGGTTCTGCTCGAAGCTGCGAGGCGCTCCCACATAGGGGCGCAAACCGTTGAATATCTGCGAAGGATATACCGTCACGGTGGCGGCTTTACCGCTCTCTGCGACATGATCCAGAAATACGAGAAACCACCAGTGAACCGTAAGATGGCTTGTGCGCGTGAGGCGACTATGGAAGTCACCGGTTATTATCCTGATGAAATTGACGAAAAGGCAGAAAAGGTAATCGTCCGAGCGATTGAACTTTGGGAGGAAGGCTTTGGGAAATGACCGACCGCCTTATATCACTCAAAGCGGCTGTTGAAGCGGCAGAAGCGGTAACAGACGCATATGCTCAAGATGAGTGCGGCCAAGCGATTGTTGCCGCCATAAAAGCGTTGCCTGATGCTTGGCCACAATCCGGCCAGCAGGCAGACAACGACTGGCTTCCGTTTGTGCCGTTTCACCCAAAACCAAAGTCGGAGCCGCCGAAATGACAGATCGCATAATCATACGCGCCCGTGAACTGGCTATTGAAAACCGACGCCCTGGCCTTGTCGTGGAACGCGCTGTCCTCAATGGAGCTTTTGATCGTGGAACCTATGTCAAAGACTGGTTGACACAAGCGGAGCGGGAAGTGCTGGCTAATCGTGAGGAAGTGATCGAGGAGTAATTAATATCCTCGATCACTTTCACCCAACGGCTTCCATTTAACAAGTCGTGTCCAATTGGCTTTGACATAGCGTTCAGCAAAAGGCTGGCGTAGCTTCAACCGCGAAACCATGCGCTCGATGCTGGGGTGATATGTCCCCATTCTAGCATCTTCGTTTGTGTAAAGTGTCGGATCAATCGGATCTATGTCAGACCAATATCCTTTGGCGACATAAGGGCTGTCAGAACGGATCATTGATCGCGCCTGTATCCGATATTCGCTTTCCATGTTTTCGCGTTTGTAAAACAGCTTGATCGCGGCAATCTCGATAGCTTGGCCGGTCAACTCCCGATCATCCAAGTTAAACGGAATCAGGCGAAGCGTAACAGCCAGCATGAATGCCACGCCAGCCGACGCCAGAGCGCCGCACAGCGCATCATCAAGTCCAAGTGCATATCCGCCCCACGCAGCAGCCCAGAGCGCCACAGGAACGCCCCAGAACCAGAATAGATATTTGGTGAACTCATACCATTCCTGAAGCAGCACGGCGGCAAAGTATCGTGTGCCGGTGTGAATCTTAATCCCGGTCGGCCCGTTCTGGGCAAAGTGCCTATCGTTCTTGATAATTTTAATCAGCACTTGACACCTCCCGCGCCCAAGCTTGGAGCGCCTCCAATTTAGCAAAAGCCTGCGCGCTCAGTTCTAGATCCGCAATTGGGACTAGGGCAAAGTCTTCAGGAATGACGGCAGCGGAACCGGCTCCAGCAGTTCC